GATCTTCCAAGCACAGAACCTGTTTGAAAATATAAATTCAAAGCTTCTTGTGGAGAATATGTAGCACCGTTTCCTATGTTTATAGAAGACAAACCATCTATATCCATATACACACCATCAGGTATCATTTTTGCTGTGACTTGTTGTAATTTTAAATGTATCAGTTGAATTTGGTCAGCAAAAGGCACCATTCTTTTGACAAGCGAATCAATCTGACCTCTGTATTGTTTTTTAGCTGAAACAATAAAAGGTGAATATACTTTGTTTATAGAAGATTTTGGTCTCACCATGTTGCTCATGATTTCCCATTGAATCATTCTGTTGCTTCCTAAAACATAAACTCCCTCATACCAAACATCAATTCTTTTTGAAAGCTTTTCAAATCTTGCTGCTTCTGTTTTTGGTGGGTTAAACTGGTCGTCTTTCTTTAAAACCTTTTCACCTCCTGTTGCTGTTTTCTTTTTCTTATATACAATATTCTTATCTGTTTTATAACAAAAGTATAAGAGAGTTACAGTGCTCTTGTCAAAATTATCTGAATGATATCCACCTCTTATACCTTGGTATGCATCAAACTTAGAAGACATTTTAGATATTTCTGATATATCTTCTTGAGTTAAAGATGGATCAAGTTTTTTAAGCTCTGTAATATTTACATTTTTAACTTCGCCAAAATAGTAGCAGTCTTCAAAGTTTGGGTCTTCAGTTGGGCTCCATATAAAATTAGCTGGATCTATGTAATCTATCTTAATTCCATCATGTGTGTTGAAAGAATGACGTAAAGCAGATATTCCTAAGACAACTTGGTCTTCATCTACTTGGCGTTTTATTTGATCGTAATCATTTAACTGTAATACAGTTTCTATAGCTTTTTCTTGCGCAAGCTCTATGTCATCTTTATAATTTAAAGATACATGTAAATCTAATTCATCTTTTGAAGTTGGAAGCTCATCTTCGGCTGTATCAAACATGCTAATGCCAAGAGACTCTTCTATCTGTTTGAAGTCTTGTCTGTTAGTCATTTCTGTTTTGAGCTTTAGCTTATACATAGCCTTCTTGTTTGAAGAGATGCTATCAACTGCTTGTGCTATAACGTCGTAGAGTCTGTTAGACATTCCGTTTACAACAATATCCACAAACTTTGGTATAATAGGTACTGGAGACCAATCTAAATTTAGATAAGATATATCTCCGTTTATAGCCAATTCATCTTTGTATTTCTGAACAGACTGCTCACCCATAGCGTAAGTTCTTAACTTATGGTATGTGTCTCTATTGTTGTAGTATCTTGATGTACCACTCTCTTTTCTAAACCATTCAGCTTCTATTGCTTGAGCAACACGCAAGCCATAGTCCACTGATGATTTTTCATTATCAGTAGACAATTGATCAGGAAAACCTATAATTCTTCTTGGGCCCTTTTCGTACATATTTATTTTGTAAGCATAGTGCTAATCATTCCACGATTATTGTACCTTGCAAAGTTAACATTTATTTCTTTAACCTTTTTTTCAGGCTTAACTACATACTTGTTGTTAGCCATAATAGCTAATCCTGAACTAACAGTAGCATCAAACTTAGTTCTGTTAGATATATCGTAGTTTGCCCAGTCTAATAATGTTCTGTTAAAAAACATATTTCCATTTGAATCTTCATTAAAACCTACATTGGTTTCTATATAAGACTCAATTGCTTCAGCATGTATTGCTATAACAGCTGATGATGATGGTATACCTCCAAGTTCTCTTTCTGCTTTTGATAAATCATTTTTATGTTTATCTGGTCGTGAAAGACTGAAGCCCCTATAGCCCCTGTTTTTAAAATGATATAATATCCTTGGTTTGTTGTTTTCAACAAGGATTGGCATTCCATAAAAAACACAAGCCATAAGTACATCTTCATAGAATATTTCTGAGGTTTGAGGTCGTGCTATATATTCTAAAAAAAATACATCTGATGGAGCATCAAAATTAACCCTTGTAAGGCCATGTAATGCACCGTTAGAACCTCCCCCACCTACAGTGCCTGAAATGTCGTAAGAATCGCAGCCAAATGCCCCTATGTGCTCGTTGCCTGGATATTTCTTACCATTTTTGTATATAATATTGTTTCTTAGCTCTCTTTGCGGTATCCAGTTTACATGAAACCTTCCGTTTCTATTTGGTGTCCATATAACCTCTGTATCTTTTTTTCCATTTTTCCATGAAAAACTACCCTGCATAACAACTCTTTGTGCTTCGAGTCCGTCATTGTAATCTATTTGCTCGTAAATCCTCGATAAATTAAATAAAGTATTTTTGGATTCATCTCTAAAGGCGTGATTTTCTGTTCTTGGAAACTGTCTATAGAATTCGTTAAGTTGATCGTGATCGGTTTTTAAAGAATCAACCTCATTGTTCCAATAATCAATCACCCCTATATTTATATCCATACCGTCAATTCCTTCAACTACTTTGTCAGTGTGAAATATAGGATTGCCATGTATATCTAAAAAACCCTCCATGTTCCACTCCATAGGAATAAATAAATTATACATGCCGCTTTTAGTTTGGCCATTTACATTTCTTGTAGACAAATCAGAATCTTTATAAAGGTTTTTGAAGTTATCACCCCCTTTATCTAATGAGTTTGATGTTGATCCCATCAAACACTTACCAATAATCCTTCTACCTAATCGTAATGTAGTTTTAGTGACAGCCCAGTTGTTGAGGATATTATCTGGTTTTTCCCATTTTCCACTTTCGTCATGGACGAGAAGTCGTAGTTTTTCGCCGTCGTAAGAGTTATCTCCGGTATTTTTCCAATCGATAGTTGTGTCGAGTCCTGTAAGATCATCACTGTCGGACTTAATGATGGACTTTCTAGTAAGCTTTGATGCAGGTACCCTGTAAGCAAGCTCTGTTTTTGGTCGGTCCATCCCGTCTTGTATTGGCTTGAAAAAGAATGGGTAGTTTGTTGATATTGGGACAACCTTGTCTGTAAACATTTTTTTTGCATCTGCTCCCGTTTTTGATAATATACCAAACCTCGCATCTGAAGTAATTGTTGCTTGGTTAACGATCTCTGAGGAAGACATAAAAGAAAATCCCGATCTTCTGTTCTTGAGATAGCACATTCCAAAGCATCGTTCATCTGCTTTGCAAGCTTCCCAGAATATGTAGAAGATCCTATTCGATTCTCTAAAGTCTGGTTTGCCAACATCAATCTTTGTCCACTGAAGGTACATGTAGTGAGAGCCAGTAATATAAATAGGAGTACCGTTATTTTTAAACCAATAACCACTTTCTCTCCTATCGAATTCATTTTCAATATATTCAAGCCACTTATCTTTAAATGAATTTGGGTATTCGTTCCACTGGAATATGGTTTTGATGTGGCTGAGTTCTTTTGGATATTCAAAAGGCTCCCAATATTGTTTTGCTTTTTCACGACTTCTTGAATATACTTTCTTTGGCTGCAAAGGTAATGCAATCTTTAAATCTTGTATCTGAATTACACTACCTATCTTTCCATTTTTTGATATAACAATAATGTCATGCTCTTCATCATAGCCATAACGCCAAGACTTATCTCTATTTCTAGAATACAAAGTCTTTGCAGGTATAAAGTTTTTGAGCTCTAAATATAAATTAAAGCTTTCTTCCTTTGGATTCTGCGAAGCTTTGAAATCCTGTATCTTTTCCCGAACCTTCTGAAGTGTCTTCTTTTCCACTTAACTTGTCTTTCTCTTTTTGTATTTTTTGCAATATCTCAAAAGCATCAAAAACTGCTAGCTTTTTTGTAGCTGCTGCATTTTTTAATCTGTCAGCTGCTAAATCGTCTTCTGGTTTGCCAGTTATAATTTCTTCTTCAGCAACTTTAATTAATTCTTCAACAGCCTTTTCTCCAGCCTCAATTACTTTTTCTATTGTTTTATTTACCTCTTTATCCATAAGCACAACTATTTGTTACCTTTTTTTGCTGGCCTGTTTCTTCCATTTCTCTGCGCTCTTGTGCAGTGGCTATATTTACCTTTTCTATTTAACGACTTGCCCATCTAAAAGTAAACAAATGTTTTTATGTTTCATTCTATAAAGCTTTTCTCCACCGATATTAAACTCATATTCTGAGTTTTTTGTGAATGCAACTTTATCTCCAATATTAATATATGAATTTTTTATATACTTTACTATTCCTGTATGTTCTTGTTCTTTTTTATCAGACCTAAATATCTCATCGTCTTGATGAAAATCTATAGGGCTAACAAAGCAGAAATCAGAAGTGCACACCCAATCTCCACTATGGTTGTACATATATATTTTTTCTTCTGGAACCAAATATTTATTTTCTCTAAAATATTCATTGCTTTTTGTTTTTTTTCCTTTCATGTTGTAGTAAGTTCTGAAAACATTGTGATGTAAAACCACTGTAGAGCCTTTGGGTATTTCAGATCCTTTTGGCGACTCAATTATTTTTCCAAGTCTATTTACATATTTAACATCTTCAATAGATGTGTTAATGACAAAGTCAACTCCTCCTATGGTTTGAGTATTTAAATATGTGCCATCGATAGGCTCTACTAGATAACTCCACCTGGGTTTCATATTGCTTGCAAATTGTATTCTATAATAATAGGATTGTTAGAGATGTCTTTCCATTTGATTATTTCGTTGCCTTTTTTGACCCAAATAGAAACCTTGTCTTCTTCTTGATTTATTTCAGCTATTTCGTAAGAGCCATTCATAACTTGCTGACCAACTATATAATGCATCGCATTTTTATAATCCGCTCCGACTGATATTTTTCTAATATAATTCACTCAATTTAATTTTATTTTTATGATATTGCTAGGTAGATATAAGTATCTCCGCTTTCATTTATAAGTCCACTTGTTGAAGAAGTGGGGATTGAGATTCCAGTTGAGGTAAATGATATTTCAGTTGTTGATGCTGAAGTTTCATCTCCAGATGTGTTAGGTCGAATAGGTTTTGTTCCCCCTCTTTCACTATCATAAATCGCCCAACTAGTATTATTGCTTGAGTCATCAATTCTTTTAATTAATATAAATCTAGGTTGAAATCCTGTTGAAATTGTTTTACCACTTGAACCTGCACCGCTATAAGTCCCTACTTTACTATATCCTGAAATCGACCTAAAACAATATGCAATATAGTCATCATTATTACCGTTACACGCATTATCGCTACCAATAGAAAAAACATTATCATTAAAATTTCCAGGAATAAATCTTGGATTTACTGTAGTATAAATATTATTAGGTTCATTTAAACGAAGATATTTTGCATTAGTGTCTGTTACACCTTTAACATATACATTCCAAGCTTGAGTAAGATTTGTAGATTTAACAATAAGAAAATCTAATTCACCTCCTAAACCATGCCCTACAGTAGCACCAGAACTAGCGTTTCCTCTATAAGATACTATTGAAAATCCCGCTTCAATGTTTGCACTAACTAAACTTGTAATACTCCCATCATTATTTATTGCTGGTAAGTTTCTGTCGTGATCCAAGCCTTTCCATGCCCATGCTACATAATCATGTGGGGCTCTATTTGTACCGCCATTGTTTCCAACATTAAATCCATCAGCATCAAAAGATGACATACCTAAATATGATCCTGAATTTGTAGCTTCAGTATCAGTATTATGAGTTGTTAATTGAAGATTAGGACCTCTAACACTATCGTATAAAGCATGTGGTTCCGAACCTCTTCGTTTTATCCAAAGAAAGTCGGGCTTAAATCCAAGCCCAGTTATATCTCTATTATTACTATCGTCACCTGTATATAATTTTATACCAAAACTATTGGCTTTAGTAGGTGCTGTAGTATCTGGATTTCCGGCTATAGCATAAAATAAATAAGTATCATTATTATCATTAACTTCGTTTGATGATGATTTAATTTGAAAGCCATTAGTAAAAAAATCTACATCTGCACCTGTGTCTTCTATATTGTTTACATTAGCTTTTAATCTTTCTTCTCTTGGGTTTGATGTACTTCTTTTATTGTCTTTAATAACCCAATGATTATCCGCATTAATTTGTTTTATAATAATCCAAGCAGGTTCAAATCCCGTATAAACAAAAGGACCAACAGTTGAACCATTTCCAATATAAGAGCCTATACGTTGATAACCGTCTACAGAGTGAAAACAGTACATTATAAAGTTTCCGGTATTATTAGTAGCCTGATTATTACCTAAAGTAACCAACGTACTTGTAGGATCAGTATTGTTTACAGCCCAGGATCGCCTGCTGTCTAAAAGGCTATCTTCTAGATGAAGGTACCCTATAACATTATTAACAGTGTCATAAGCAATCCAACCTATATCGCCATCTAAATTCTTAATAATAATCAATTCAGGTTTAGCCGAAAGACCATGCCCCACAGTAGATCCAGCCGTACCACTTCCTGTATATTTTACAATACTAAATCCAGATTCTGGTGATGCACTGACTTGACTTGCTATAGTACCATCATTATTAGCAACCGCCGTGCCCCCGGCTTTCCAGTTCCATGATACATAAGTATCACTTGCGGCATCATTTACAGCACTTGCATTGCCAAGAGAAAATCCCCCGCTAACAAAAGCGGTTAATTCATTTGTTGGAGTGTCTTGGTCATTGTTTAAATCAGCGTAAATCACATTATTAGCGCCTCTAACAGAGTCAAATACCCTATGGGATTTAGTATCATTACCTCTCTTTTTTATCCAAACAAAATCAGGATCAAAACCAATGCCAGTTATAGACCGAGCATTTCCATCACCTGTCCATAATTTTGTATTAAAATAACTTTCAGGAGTAGATATAGTATTAGCGCACTGTATTTCGTTATAAAGTGTAGTAACTTCTGAGGCACTAATTCCTCTGTTAAATATTCTTATTTGATCTAATTTACCTCTCCAACCATAACCAGAACTACTATATACGCCAATAACTAAATTATTTGCAGAAGCACGATTTTGGCCAGTATCTAAAGTATATGTTGGATTTGTTATACCAGATTGTGATCCATTTATATAAACAGAAGCAGTAGAGGTGCCATCAGATATAGGAGTATATACAAAACATAAATGATACCAAACACCAGGTGTATAAGTAAAAAGTGCCGCAGAGCTATTATAATTACTATTATAATACATTAATCCTGAATAATATCTTTCAAGACTTGCCGTTACAGCCCCACTAGAGGTGCCATACATGTTTACAACAAATGGCCCTCTTGAAGTATTACCAGACGCAGATCCTGTTATTGCACGGAAATTACCATTTCCAGGCATATCATCAAAATTTATCCAAAGGCTAAATGTAAATGGAAGATTACTATCTCTTAATCCTAAATCACTAGGTATTACAATTTTACTTGAACCAGTAAATTTTCCAGCAAAACCATATTTCCCTTCAACATTAAAGTCTACGCTTGTAGGTGTTCCATCATAATTACCCGTTTCATCTGTAGCGTCAGCCATTTTATAATATGCCAAAAGAGATGGATTATCTATTGTTCCTAATGCTGCTGAAGTTGCAGTTTCATTATAAAGACTATTTATTTCGCCTACACTTAGTTCTTTATCAAACAATCGAACTTGATCTATTTTACCTTCATAATTATAAGCAGAAATGCCAGCAAAGTGTCCAATATCTAAAGGCTCTGAAGATGTGTAATAAGCACACCTTGTCGAATCTGTATATTGTGGTGAGCCTACTTCTACATTATCAATATATAATTTTGGTGCAGTTGAACCATTAGCAGTATATGCAATATGATGCCAAGTATCGTTGGACATATATGTACTGGCAGTAACCTGTGTTGCATTACCATTGTTGCCATTATAATAAATACTTGCAGTTAAAGTACCTGAATACATATAAATAGCAAACTCTCTATTAGTACCATATCTTGCAATTAAACCTGCTTGTTGGGATATATCAGGCATATTAACCCACATAGATATGCTAACTTGACTTAAAGATGCAAAGCTACTTGTGCTTATTTGACTATTACTTCCATTGAATGCAGCTCCTTTCCCAAATTTACCTGTAGTATAAGTTACATTAGATGCAGTACCACTATAATCATATGTTATATTACTTGCAGATCCATGGTAATAGTTGCCTGATAAATCTTGTGCGTTTCCTTCAAACGTATATGTTGCAATACAACTTGTATCCCCTAATATTTGTAAAGTATTTACAGTAGATGAAGTTTCATTATAAAGAGTTGAAACTTCAGACGAACTTAAAGACCTATTAAATACTCTAACTTGGTCTAATTTTCCATCAAAATAATATGAACTCCGATTACCAAACTTTAATAATAATTTACCTTGTTCATTTGTCCCAAAAGTTGAAGTGCTTTTAGCTTGTCCATTTATGTATATATCCCATCTAGTTGTAGACGAATTCCATTGCACTACAGCATGATTCCATCCAGCTGGTATAGTTTCTGTAATATATGTGTATTGATTTGCTACATCCGATGTAACTGAAAATGTTTCATTGCTAAAATTACCTGTTGTAGAACCAAGAGCAATTTTACCAGTATTACTACCAGATTTAGAAAAGCTCATTATTTCATTACCTGATGATGATGATGTTACTTCTGCACCTACATTAAACCAAAAAGATATACAATTTGTATCTGTTGTTGAACCATCACTTAAAGCAGCAGGTAGTGTAATTTCTGAATTACTTCCATTAAATACAGCGCCTTTACCAAACTTGCCAGTACCTGATGCAGTATCATTAGCGTTATCTTCAAATCTATATAAGGCTAAAGATTGAGTTGAACCTGCATTTAATATTTGCGTAGTATCTGTTGTACAAGCTCCAACTCCTCCAGTATTGATTAGTCTTTTGCCTAACATTTATTCGGGTTGTTCGGCTTGCTCAGTAAAAGAATAAGTGTATTTTAATATTGCCTCTACATTATCAAGCGCATTAACTTCTGTTTCTAAGGCTTCCGCTTTATCTCTTATGACCTTTCTTTCATCTAAAATAGTCTGAGGGATATCTGTGCCTAATTCAGATTTTCTTGCAGCATACCAATCAGTCACATTTAACAATATGTAGGCTTGCTGTTTTATTTGTGATATGATGGTTTTTTTAAGGTCTTCCTTGTCGTAAACAGGTATTTTGTTTCCAGTAGGCTCTCCATTTTTATCTAGCTCATCATAAGAAGCGTCAAAATCTATATCACTCACAGTGTATGTAAACACCTTATTGTCTGCATCCCAAAAAATAGGAGAAAGTCGTTGTGTAATACGATCATAAGTTGGTGTAACAACATCATAAAAACCGTAATCTTCTTTGTTTGTGCAAAGCCTAAAATTCATATGCACACCCTTTTCGTCCTCCCATTTATTTGGTAGACGGTTAAATGTTTGTATTGTTCCGTTTTTCTCTATTGCTACCATTATACTGCTTCTTTTGATATTGATAAAAAGTATTCAGCAGCTCCTGTTTTTACAATCTGTATAAAATTAGCGGTTGCTGCTGTATCATACTCGCCGGCAATAATTTTTGTCCCTATTGGCCAAGTAATTTGATATGCTCCAGATATTACTAAATCTTTCACCATACCTATTTCGTCATTCACATAGGTAAATGTTGTGGCTGCACCTAAAGTTTTTGTGAAAACTGCTGATGAGTCCCAATTTATTTCTGTTCCTGATATTACTGAAGTACCCTTAAAACCAGGATATAATTTTTCTTGTGTGATTGTAGAATCACTTAAAACGCTGCTTGTTACTTTAGTTATTGCCATTTTTAATATTTATTCAAATTTACAAAATTTTAAGCTTTATGATCCTGTGTGATATTTACTCAGTATAAGTGTCACCAATCATAAAATTATTATCATTATCTTCAACTACCACCTTATCTTCTGTAGTTGTTCTTTTAGCTAAAAATATGTTGTCAGCTAAAATTCTATTTATTACTATACCGTCTTCAATTATTATATATGTATTTGCCATAATTAAAAAAATATTTGAACATATCCGCCTTGCCCTGAACTGCCACCTGCTGACCCCGGGCGTAAAGAGCCATGTCTTGAAAATCCTAAATAACCTTCTGTAGAGGTTGGCAAATTTCTAAAATTAGCTACTGTACCATCCCCACTTTCTGCTTTTATAGTCGGTGCGCCAGGAGCTGCTACATAAGTTAAATCAGCATTCCAAGTAACACTACTTGTAGAAAGATTATATATATCAAATGTATGTGAAGCGTCAAGCCACCTTAACCCAATAGTTCTAGGGTCTCCATATCTAGCAGCCGTCATAGTTAAATTACCATCCATATATGTACCACTTCCTGACCAAGTAACAATTCCTTTAGTATAAGTACCCGCAAGACCCGGTACAGAATGACCACTTGTAGTAGTAAATGTAGGTTGAGTTGTTCCAGTATAACTATAGCCAAAATTACTTATAGCGGCACCACCCCAGACAGTTGCAAAACTTTTAATTAAAATATCATTATTAGAATCTTTAGAATAAGTACCTGCTGCTAAAGTTTGATCTGATGTAAATGCACTTAAAGAAACATCTCCAGCGTTTGTGTCATAACCTATTCCTGAATTACCTCCAGCAGCACCTACAGTCACAGCTATTTCAGGTTGGTTTGCATTAGCCCATACACCTGATGGAGAATAAGTAGAAGAAGTTAATTTTAATATTTCATTTCTTACTTCTCCACAAATATTATTATTTGCATTTGCGCCTCCAACCGCTAAAATACCTATATCAGCATGCCCATCGCTAGTAATTTTATCTTGGACATCTTGTGGTACTAGCCATATACCAGAACTTGTGAATATTTCTGTTTGAGGTATAGCACCCCCACCTGTCGAGGCTGCTGGAAAAAAACTTGAAAAATTTGCCATATTTAATATTTTATTATGTTGTTCCTTCTACTGATACTAATAACCATCCATGCGTATCGCCTGAAAAAATCATTTCAAAACCAGCATTTAATTTGTCAATTGTGAGATCTTCTGAGGCACCCATAATTTTTTTGCCGTTTCTTGCAATTATAGGCGTTGCCAAACCTGATCTATTGGATATTTTAATTGAATCACCAACAGTTGGAGTCGCTGGTAATGTTAATGTACATGCCGCTGTAAAGACATAAAAACGATTTGCATCTGCATTCGTATTTGTCCCTATAAGCTCAGTCGTATAAAGGACACCTATTAAATCTCTTTTAACCTTAGTTTGTGCCATCCTCTATCCAATTTTTATTTTCTTCGCTCCATAAGTATCGTTTGCCATCAGATGGCATTTCTACTGGTGCTTTATATCTACATGTGTCTTCATTTAAAATCCAACTATCGTATGGCTTAGGTGGAATAAACGCATCTCTGGTTTCATCGTAAGCGTACCCAATTCCAGCATAGTTTTTTCTAAAGGGAGTTCCACCTAATTTATGCTCACCCGCTGATGTATTATAAGATGTTCTTTTACAAACTTGCTCTCGTATGTTACCATAATGTATTTCCCAGTTTGTAGGACCTTCTGTTTCATCTTTACCTACTATTACTTCAGTAACGATATTTTGCATGTTTAAAAAAGCGTAATGTGCCATAATTTATTTATTTTATACCGTATAACTACCGTTTTGTTTAAATACTAATATTTTAAAATTGTTTTCTTCATATTCAAGTGGTGATCCAGTTGTTGTGCCTGAGTAAGCTGCAAGAGGGAATTTTAAAATACAAACCCCAGAGCCTCCATTTCCGCCATCACTTGACCCTGAATAGTTTCCAGCGCCACCTCCACCACCTCCAGTATTAGCAGTTGCGTTAGATGCTGTACCTGATGCTGAAGAGCTACCTGAACCAGAAAAACCGTCACTTGCGCCACCTAATCCTCCTGTTCCTGCTGTTCCTTGGTATGTTCCTCCACCACCACCTCCAGCAAAATAAACATTACCTGAACTTATTTCTCCAACTTGTGCGGCTGATGCGTTAACTGCGCCTATTATAGTAGTTGTGACACCTATACCACCATTCCCAGAGTTATTACCACCAGCTGCCCCTGCTGCGCCTGCTCCACCACCCCCTGAACCAGAATAAGGTGCAAGATATGAACCTGCTGTTCCTCCATCATTTCCTTGTCCAGACGTGCCAGTTCCACCAGTTCCGTTTGTTCCACTACCACCTCCAGATCCTCCATTTCCACCGTTAAAGCTATGCCCGTGACCATATCCTCCACCAAGAGCTTGTATTGTTGAAATTCCAGTCCCAGATATTGATGATAATCCACCGTTAGCACCTTTGGAAGCATCTGTAACACCTGCAGATCCAGATCCACCTGCTCCACCAGATCCAATAGTTATATTTAAAACAGTGCCCACGGCTAATGAACTGAAAGAGTTCTCTAGTAGTCCACCTGCTCCACCACCTCCAGCTTGACCATAACCGCCACCACCTCCTCCGCCACCGACTAGAAGATAACTAACGTTATATTGGGTGAAAACTTGTGATAAAGATAAAGTACCTTCATTGGCTGAATTGTAAGCAAGCCATCCTTGAGTAGCATCCGAATAGACTAGAGATACTCCTGCTCTTTCTCTTGTTATTTTATGATTTTCAGAAAGACCTTTGATATTATTAGAAGATGTTAAAGTTATTGCATTTGTATCCGCAGTTCCAGCATAATCCACAATAGACACCTCATCTCCAGAACTTGGGGAGGATGGCAACGTAACAGTTACTCCTCCACTAGTTGTATTAACAAAATATCCTTTTCCTGAATCAGCTGTAAAGTTTGCTGTTTTTATTGCTGATTGCCAATCAATTCCAGCATTCTGATTTCCAACTGTAATACTATTAAATGCCATAACTTCCACGCTAAATCCAGTTTGAGGCGCAGTCGTAAATGTTATTTGATTTCCTGATATAGCATAAGTTGATTTTTCTTGGTAAACACCTTGTATAAATACAAATGTTTTAGCTGAATCATCGATACTCTGTGATAACGTAAACGTTTGATTGCCATTACCAGTGAAGTTGTTTTGATTAATTGATGTTGCATTAACTGCTTTTATATGAACAACTTCTATTGAGGTTCCAGTTGCAGGCGCAGTAGTTGTAAATGTTAAAACATTACCAGATGTCGTGTAATTACTTTTGCTTTGATAAACTCCATCTATATAAACTTGTGTCGCATTTACATTTGATATAGACATTGACAGTGTAAAAGCCGTAGTGGTATTATCTCCAGTAAACGTGTCCCTTGCGATAACACCATCAGTAGATACCATATGTATAAGCTCTACGGAGGTTCCGTTTGCAGGTGCGGTTGGTGAAAAGGTTACAGTGCTGCCACTTGTAGTGTAATTATCCTTAGATTGGTAAACACCATCTATATATACCTGTACATTGTTTTCGTTTGCAATAGCAGTAGTAGTTGCAAATGCAAATGTGTTTCCATTTGCCGTATAAACATTTTTTTCAACAGTAACAGTTCCTCCACCACCTCCAGCTTGTGCATTTAACTGCCCATTACTTGCTGTTAAATTATTTCCTGCTATAGCAGAGACTAAACTTGCAATGGTTGATTTTTTACTATTGTTAGAATCACTACTATCAATGAAACCAAAACTATCTGCAGTTACATCAATTGTTGCTGAATTTAAAGTATTTAAATCTGTACCTCCAGTCGCTGTGCTTGCAAACTCTATTGTGTCATTTGTAGCATTAGTAGTAATACTCATGCCACTGCCAGCATTAAAAGTTAGCGTGTCTGCTGCTACGTCTGCTACAACATCAGATTGACCAGAAGTTCCTGTAACTGCAATTGTTTTAAATGCTTCTGTTACAGTTCCTCCACTTTCATCTGCAACCTCAAATTTACCTGTAGTTGAATTGTATTTTAATATCTTATCGTTTGCTACACTAGTAAGATCTACATCAACTAAAGCGTCAATTGAAAAGTTTGTTAAGTTTCTTGTGTTAAAGTTTACAGCATTACCCATCAATGCGTGACTATCACACATATAATGTAATACAGTTGGTGTATTTTCATCGGCAACAATCTCAATATAAGAACCTGAATTACCTGGTGCGTTTGTAGAATAATTATCTGTTACGCCAGTAGTATATTTATTTGACGATAGTCCTGTCGGTGTACTTTTATCAGAGTTGTAAAAGAAATGTAATGGGTGATTCAGGTTTGTGCTATCTGATGTATCAAACCTATAAGTATTGCCTGGAGTTAAAGTTATGTAAGGAGACGGAACTCCATCTATAACATATCCAAGAGTTGATCCATTATTATAATATCTATGCGTTGATGCTTTTGTTGCAACTGTAACTGTGTATGTTTTTGTTGTAGATATATATTTACTTATTATTGTTTTAGAAAGTAAATCATCAGTTACAGTTAAATTATTACCTATGGTGACATCGTTAGGAAGCCCAACTGTAAAAGTTCTATTTGCAGTTAAATCTTGAGCTCCTGTAGGAGAAACTTCAACTTCGTTTGATGTCCCTGCAAATTCTATTGTTCTAGATTGAGGCGTGACTGTTACTGAGTCTGTGCCATCAGTTATAGCAAATGTTGTAGGATTTACATCAATCGCTCCTAGCTTAATTCTTTCTGCATCTGTAATTATATATCCTGATCCAGCACTAAGGACATCAGATAATTCTGTAACATTATGTGTCGATAGATCTGTTAAGTCTGTTGGTTTATTTAGAATAAACGAATCTGCTGCTGTATTTGTTTCAGTAAAATCTGCCTGAACGTTTACTTCAGCTCCATCTGCAATTCCATTTAGCTTTGTAAGAAGTGTATCTGTAAAATCATTTGCAGATAATGCTTTTCCTGTTACAGTGTCGACCTTTCCATTAAGAGCAGTTTGTAATCCAGCTATACTTGATATTCCTAAACTGTTTAAATCTGTTCTGTTTAGCTGGATGTAATCTACAACTTCTTGTAAAGTATCTAAAGTTGCCTCATCACTACTTAAAAGAGAATTTATTGAAACTATTGCATCATTTAATAATTTTCCTTGATTGGCTGACAATGGCACATCAGATGTAACTGTAGTAAGATTATCAACAACATCATTATGAACTAAAGCGTTACCAACTATTGATCTTTCTGATGTTGTAATTATTGATCCAGAACCAGCACTAGTTACGTCGCTTAATTCTGTAACTGATTTTGTAGAAAAGTCAATATTCTCTATTGCCTGATAATTAGATATAAAATATCTTGAACTGGGTGTTAAAGAGCCATTTCCAGACTGATATGTGACAGTAAATTGTAAAAAGTTTGAATCAGAACTATAGGTCTGTATGTTTGTTACTTTAAATATTCCAAACGCATTTAAGTTTCCAGCTTGATTTATCTTTATTGTATCGTTATCCATTGCTTGGAGATATGCAGTAACATCGTCTCCTGTTGCATGTACTTTACTTATAAAAATATTATTTATTGCAGAAAAAGCAGTTGAAAGAACATTTGTAGCTGATACACAAATAACCCCTGTCGGGTTTGGGTTTTCAGAATCTATAGCTTTGAATTCGTAACTTACGCCATCAAAAGAGTCAATTAGCGACTCATCATTAATTAAATTAACTACACTGCTAACAGTAAAGTTTTTGGTTGTTGTTGTCGCTGAATCCGTGCCAATCCACTTATCACTAAGGCTTGGCGTGGTGTCAAGATCGTATGTGTTTATTCTAGGCATAATTAGTACAAAGATACCAAATAAAAGTAAGCTCGATTTGTAATCTGCAGCTACTTGTGGTTTTTATTACCCATAACCTTTTCGTAGGACCTTCCTCCAAAATAACCTGCAAACACAACAAAGAGTAATTCTTTCACTACTGACAACCCGTCTATTTGCATATACCATCCTCCAATAAAAGCTATAGTTAGAACTGCTAATGTTAATGGCCTTACGTTTTGGGCAAGCCAAGAATCACTTCTGGCGTCTGCCTGCCACCTCCTCGTAACACCATCCATTTCAGCTCTTTCTAGCTCTAGCTTCTTTAAGGCAAGCTCTTTGTCTTGGTCGGACATATCAGAACCGCCTATAATAGCTTGTATGACATTACCTACTGGAGATTGATCTGCAATTGCACCAACAACGTTTGGTATTTTATTTAGTAAGAATTTTCCTACCGCTGTGTCTTTAAATTTCTTTTTATCTTGTGACATTTCATTAGTATACCCAAGTTACTTCTGGATCTAAATCTTTTGCCCCATCTGCATGTATAAACGATTTTGCAACGCCTATTCTATGGCACCCAGCCTCTATAAGTCCTTTTAAAATTAAAAACCTATCTCTTGAACCTTTAACAGCTATATCAACTGCACAGGGTCCTCCTTGTCTTGTAGACAAATGTGCTGAGTTGGATTTTCCACCAACAGACTTGTTATGTGTGGGTGTGCGTACTCCTGAGTTTATAATATATGGAGTTCCAGATATTTCTCTTGCTTTATCAAGAAGTAACAAAAATTCTTTATCCATCAAGGTTCCGCTACCTGGGTCATCAGGAGAATCGAAATCTTGAATATTAAAGTATTTGAGTTTCATTTATTTTTTATTTAATTTATGTACAATATTTATTATTGTATATATCAACGTTGCAATTAATACAAAAGTTGATAATATTGGGTTGAGATCATGAAATATGCTTGTCCCAACTGCTGAGATACTTAAACCGTATATCTTCAAATCCTCGATCATTTTTTTGGTTTTCTTCCTGGTCTGGTTTTTCCTTGAACAGCTTTAGGTAAATCCCCTAGTTGATTGCCAACCTGAGACAAAGCTTTACCTACATCTTTCAATTCTTGACCAACCCTATCAACTGTTATAGAAACATCTTTTTTAAGTTCTACAAATTTTTCTTCTATAATATCAGGAATCATATTATTATTATCATCTCTCGTATATCCTTTTTTGGCAAGCCAAATAGCTGATATATTGATAGTAATTAATACAATTAATAATATTATAGTTACTATTATTAATGTTTGCATTTTATTTATTATTTAAATGAGAACCGTCACAAAGCCCTAATGGATTCTGCGTAGTTCCGCATACACATGGTTTTGATTTCATTTCTTTTTTGCTCCTCCTCTAGCTCTATTTTTTTTTCTGTGTTCTGAAACAATAGTACCGTTTTTGTGAGAACAGTCCATATTGTCTCCTTTTTTTCCAAATTTACGATTAAAGGCATTACACTCTACACGCTTTTTAACTTGTTTCTTTTTTTTCTGAAACACGCTATCATAAGCAGCTTTCTTGGCTCTCGCCTTCGGGTTGCTTCTGTAAAATAAAGCAGTTCTGCCTAAATTCATAATAATTTACTTTTTCTTTTTCTTCTTCTTCATAGAAGGTTTTGCTTTTCCTTTAGCCTTTTTTTTACTGTTCATTTTTCCTCCGTGATACATAATTTTAGTTTTTAGGTTATTTATGATTTAACTCTCGCACTTTTTGTGTTAGAAACAAATTGTTTCTTACTACCTCCAGCTCTCTTTTTTCTTTTTGCGGTGGCAGCTCTTTCAGCCTGCGTTAAGCTTCTAGCTTTTGCTAATGGCAAACATCGGTCTGGATTTTTTTTATTTTTACTAGTACCACATGGTCCTTTTATTTTACCATCTGTTCCTATACGTACCCACTTTTGTTCACGCCATTTTTTTAGTTCTCCCATTATGATTCTCCTTCACATTTACATTCGTTTTTACCACATTTACATTTTTTCATGATAGCCTTTGCTTGAGCTCTATCATCATAGTCTAATGCAGCTTTGAGGATTATCTTGTCCATTACATCATCTTGGTTATCAAGCATTTGTTTTTGTAATTGTATTACCATATCTTCTAACCTGTCTTTTGCAGCAACAAGTAAATCAATCTGATGATTCTTTTTATCTATCTCACCCTTCAAGGCATTTACATCATCTGGTTTGGTTCCAGTAATACTTGATATAATTATTGGTATGGACGCTGATATTGTTCCGATGAGCATCATTACAACTTCTTTGTTTGAATCAAGTACAGGAAATTGCAATAAAGTAATTATAATTCCTATAACAAACAAGAAGATAAATAATGATCCTACGTATGAACGAATGTCTTTGGCCACGCCATTTTTGGGGAGTTGCATGTGTTTATTTTTTATGTAGTTTTTGAACCTGGAAGTTAAAAGTTAAACTTGCTCCTGTATGAGGCTTGTACCCACCTGCTGGGTTTTTCATAAGCTTTGGAGCCGATTTACCTGATTTCATCCAATGGTATCCTTTCGGTGCTTTTACTTTCATTTCTTTTTAGATTTTTTTGCATAATTAGGATCCTTACAATACTTACTTGCTGCCATATTAGCGTAAGCAGAAGGATATCTGTCAAATGTTCTTTTAGCCCAAGCTATTCCTGCAGGACATATCTTGTTGCCTCTTTTCGCTTTTGTTTTACTTTTTGTTGCCATAAGGAAATAAATCGTTTAAAGTTTTTTTTCTTTCATCACACCCACAAGGTTTGTTGAAAGCTTTTGATCCAGCTTTTACAATAGCTTTGATTCCTGTCGCTGTTGTAAATGCCTCGACCGTATCTCCAAGACCTTTGTGGTTTTTAAATAGATTTGACATTTTATTATTTTTTCTTTTTTCTGTTACTTTTCCTAAGAGCTGCAAAATCTGCAGATGTTATTTTATCATAAGGTATCGCTACTCTTGCTATTTTTTTTTGCCCTGGTGTTAATTTTTTCATAGTTTAATATTTACCTTGTCTTGACTTGGGAGATGATTTTGTAGAACCTCCCTTTCCTGCCCATAAATTTTTACAAGCCCAATATCTTGCAGTCAACTTGTTTGTTGCTGAAGAACAATTATGTCTAGCCTTGAAAGACTTTCTCGCTGCTGCAGAGTAGTTGTGTCCATATCCTTTGGCTCCGTAATGAATTATTTTTTCCTCTCCTCCTGAACAAGCCTTGACCATTCTTTTCTTTCCTGGCCTTGTGCTTGGTCGAGGTGAATTACATTTCATCTTGGATTTATCTACTCTCTTAGCCATGTCACAAATATACAAATAAAAAAAGTTCGTTATTTTTGATTTTAAATTTAATATAGTTGAGAAAAGCTACAAAAATAAAACGTAGAAAAAATTCTGACAAGTATAATATATCATACGAAAAAGAACGTAAATACAATTTTTTAAAATACTGGAGGATAGTTAAGTATTACATAAAAAGAAAATACGAACTGTCAGAACCAGATTTAGAAATGCTTTTGTATTTATATGATGAGGGTAAGTTTGATATGGAAGCCTTCAAAGAATATGCAAATATAATGCACTGGGATAGAAATAGGTTTTGGAAACTAAAACAAAAAGGTTATATCAATGTGTGGAGGAAAAAAAACGAAGTTGCAAACAGAAAAGCTATATACGAATTATCTATAACATCTTCAAGGATTTGCAACCTAGTATACAAAAGGCTTTTGCTTGAAGAAAAAATATCTGAAAACCCAAGAATAAACCCCGTCATGAAGGGTGATTCTTACACTGACAGGGTTTACAGGATAGCGATAAAAAAAATGAATCAGAAAATCAAAGACTGACTGCCCTTTTTAAAACATCGTAATCTCTTACGGAGACCCTGCTTTTAAGTTCCCTCATTGTAACAGGTAGGCCTGCGTCTTTTATCTCAGCCACAGCATGCTTGCACTTGAGAAGCTCTGACTCTCTTTTTATCTCTCTGTTTCGAAGTTTAACATTTAACAACATCGCATCATCGAAACTTCTGCGCACAGTAGGTGCGCTACACCCAAGGACTTCTCCGATCTTCTTCATAGTAATCTTACCTTGGATTTGATTGCAGGCCCTCCAAACATCAGCTGAATCAAAACTAATTTTTGGATGAATTAACTTCTGCACGATTTTTCTTTTTTCTTGTAATTCAAGCATTTTTGATGGATTAAATATAACTTTTCTTTTTCTTCTACAATATGGTTTTGTTAAAGTTTTATCCCAAATTTCTTCACAAATAACTTCTATCTTCCTTTCGCTGTAAGTTCTAATTACATGACCATTAGATCTATCTGTCATTTGCTTCATGTGGCGTACAAAAGCAGAGTATTCGATATTTGGATTTAACCACCTCAATTTTTCCGCCACATACTCTACTTCTTGTATGGAGTTTATTTTTCTGGTCGTTCTGTAAAGGCTGTAAAACTCTACCCCTTCAGGAAAAAACAAATATTTTTTACCATGAAACTTAAAACAAGATTCCATAATAATCCTGTCTTCTTCATATTCGAAGAGTGGGATGTACATTACTCCTTAACAACAATGCCGTTTTCGAGTAAAACTAGCTTTATTTCACCTGCTACTCTCATTTCTGATGAAGCCATTTTATCATAGTAAACAATGTCTCCTGGGCTAACCTCCTTTACCTTCCCCCCGACTGACTCGACTACACCTTTCACGTAGCGAACATTTTTATCAGTTTTACTAGAAAGTATTACACCACCAGACTCTATCTCAGCTTTTTCTGGAGTAACCACTATATATTCTCCTAGTGCTTTCATGCCCTAACATTTGTTACAACACAGTCGGTGGTTATAAGTTCACAAGCTACACTGACTGCGTTTTCAACAACATTTATAGTTACAGCTGTTGGATCTAATATTTTTTCTTTATACATGTCGACTAGCTCTCCTGATAATGCATTGTATCCTATTTTGTAAGTTTCTTGCATCATAGACTTTGTTACTTCTGTAAACTTTTTATCAGTTATGCCAGTATTATATAGGATTGTTGTTAGTGGAGCAGCCAGAGCTTTTATCAAAATATCCCAAGCCTCAATGTATGACGGATGCATTTCATGATGTTTTGAATCTTGAATGTGTAATCTCATATCTTTGGCTATGTGAAGCAAAGTTGCCCCACCACCAGGAACTACTCCCATCTTCAAAGCAGCACGAGTAGCATTTATTGCATCATCTACCCTATCCATTTTTTCTTTCATTTCTACTTCTGTAGATGCACCTACATGAACTGTAGCTACACCACCAGTTAGTTTTGAAAGTCTATCTCTTAAATGCCACTCATTGTCCGCCTCACTTTCGTCAGAAAGTAAATCTTCGATATGCTTCTTTAATTTTTTTATTTTGCCCTCTTCTTTTGGTTTTGTAAATAAAACAGTCTCTCCTTCAGAAACCACAACCTTATCTGCCATTCCTAGATAGCTAGTATCTATTTGACCAAAATCATTACCTTGAGCTTCTGAAAAAACTTTTGATCCAGTCATAAGGGCTAGATCTTCTAATAATTCATCACGCTTATATCCAATCCCTGGTGGTCTTATGACACAAGCTTTGAATCTTCCCTTGTTGTTATTTAATATCATTGTAGCAAGAAACTCTTCAGAAGTATCCGATACGATAATTATTTGCTTTGAAGTTTCAGCACAGTGTTGTAGTATTGGTAGTATTTGTTGTGCGCTTTGTATTTGTGTTGAACATATAAAAATAAATGGGGACTGAGCAACGAATTCACGTTTATTCAAATCCGTGACTAGGTGGTGTGTCGCCCATCCCCGATCTATTTTTGTTCCTTCTTTTATTGTGACGTAGCTCTTCTCGTTGTATGATTGCTCTACTGCAACAACTCCATCTTTTCCCACCTTCTCATACGCCTCGGCAATTAACTTCCCTATACTTTCGTCATTGTTTGCCGATATCGAAGCTACAGATAGTAAATCTTTTTTATTTAGTTTTTTGCTGGTTTTTTTCAAAACACTCACAACATAATCTTTTGCATCATACATTCCCTTTTTGAAAAGGTGAACATTGCCAATTCTATTTCGAGAAGTCAAAGCGACTATTGCGTTGCTAACTACAATCGAGGAGGTAGTGCCATCTCCAGCGCGAAGCGCTGTTTTTTTACTAGCCTGCCTAACTGTACTCATCGCCAGGTTTTCTATCGGATCTGGAAGGAGTAAACTCTCCGCAACCGTTATACCGTCTTTTGTAACGTGTGGATTCCCTTGCGCGTCCTCTAGGATAACTGTTTTACCGTTAGGTCCTAATGTGGATCCTACAGCCCTATTTAGAAGGGTTACACCGCTTTTTATTTTAGTCCAGGCATCGTCATTAAAAGTGACGTTTTTTTCTATCATTGCAAATTAAATTTAAATTAAATGTATCATTTTATTATTTTGTATATATTATATATATATATTATATAATAGCAATATAATAACTCTGTAGTATATCTTAACTATGTATATACTAGTATTTATACAGTGTATAGCAAACCTCTTCAGTGTGCGATACTTCGTGCATAAAAAAGAAGCACAACCCCCAAAAGCACTGCTGTTCCTCTTGTTATGACTAATTATATGTGTGCGGAGATTGTGCAACCGTTAAATTTTAAAGAAACCAGACTAGTGAAACAAATTAAACAAACCAATTGATAGAAAAAAATTACAATCATACTAGCCTGGTTATCAAACTAACTAACAAATTAAAATATCTCAATATGAAATACAAAAACAAAGATAAGAAAATTGTGGCATAAAAAAAAATAGCCTTGTACACCTATATAATTACTAGACAAAGCTTATAAAATACGCCACATATTTTTAGGGTTGCAGAAATGCTGAGGTTTTAGGTTCTCTTACATATCAGGACATAGTACATTACACACAAAGTCAGTTTGTTTTA